GTCCTTCGCGGGCAGGAGAGCGGACAACAGTTAGCATCCGATCGATCTCGCCCGTATCGAGTCGCCCGACGCGCTGCATTACAGTGAATTCCCCTGACAGCCTCTGGCTTGCAGGCCGGGACCTTATCCCGACTCAAAATTGCCAGTGGGTGGATGCGTTGAAGCCGGGTATTATTCCGGCCGAGCATTGGGCTTATACGACCGATAAGAATAGCCGTCCTGCTGATGATGTTGTTAAGTTTTATGCCGGCCTGGACGTTAATTATGACCGTTCTCGTAGTTATGTTGCTATTGCGGCTCGTAGAGCTGACGGTGATCTTCATATTGAGGTTGTCCAGGCTGCGAGGGGAACGGAGTGGATTATTCCGTGGCTACAGGAGCGGAAGAATACATGGCTGGCTGGTATTGCTGTGCAGAAGACCGGTTCGCCTGTCAGCGGGATGATTGACGATCTTCAGCGAGCCGGAATTCCCGTGGTGGAGTGGGGTCCGGGCGTTGAAGTCGCCGGCACTACCGGATTTTTTTACGACCAAATTATTGAGCATAAGATTTTCCATCGCCCAGCCCCTGTTTTAGACCGTGCGGCCGCTTCCGGCGTGTCGCGCAGCGTTGGCGAGGGATTCGTTTTTGATAGACGTAACAGTTTGGTAGACGTTTCTCCGCTCATTGCGTGCGTTGCGGCTATCTGGCTGGAACGGCAGCCGCATAGTGGTCCGATGATTCATTCGTGGCCGGATGAGGACACGATCAGAGATTGGGACCAGGAGGGCGGTCAAATGTTTAAGGACATAAAACCTCCTAATTCGTCAACTAGCAAAGACGGCGAGGGAACATCGTGGTGGACAAGGTGACCGACATCAAAAGCAAAATCAACGGCGACAGCCCAAAGATCGGCACGGGTGGTCGACTTTATCGCGATGCGCGGGAACGCGAAGGAGGAGATAGAGCGTCAACGCCGCATCCCGAAGTTGACCAGCAGGCCCCGGTTCTTCCGACTCCGTGGTCAACGAGGCCGGTAGGAGTGCCCAATGTACCTGAGGTCAAGAAGCGCGACTGGCAGCAGTTTATTGCGACGCTGCTCCAACTAGCGGGAATGTTTGTCCTGTCCGCAGGATTCGGCATGCTCTATTTGTGGCTCGGCATCGTTGTTCTCGGTATCTGCATGATTGTCCTGGGTATTGCCGCCGGATTGCCATCTACTAACAAATCCGAGGTAACGCGATGACGTGCCCAGTGTGCGACGGTGCGGAGTTCGTGAAAGCCGCCCCGGTCGCCAGAATCGGTTATTCCTCAAGTGAGGAGCGGAAAGCAGTCTGGAAAGATGCGCTGGTCGTTCCTTGCTTCGCGTGCGGATGGAAATCATTATGAGCATTCTTGGAAGATTCCTCCAATCGGCGGGAGGTAACGTCGGCGGCGGAGAACCTGAGCGACGAAGTTTGATGAGTTCAAGCTTCGTTCCTCCGCCGCAGGTCGGCGTCATTGACGATTTTGTGGGTGTTCATCGCGCGATGGCGCACATGACGGTGTTCGCCTGCGTTCGGCTCCTTGCTGACACAATAGCCAGCCTGCCCTGGAAAGCGTATCGCCGCGATAGCAGCGGCGTCCCCAAAGAGGTCAGGCCACAGCCCGCCATCATCAGCCAACCTTTTCCCGGATTCGATCTTTTCCAGTGGAAATGGATGATGGTGGCCAGCATGGCGCTGCGCGGAAACGCTTACAGCTACATCACCGCTCGTGACCGCAGCGGCTACCCCACATCCATTCTTCCGCTCCACCCAGACATCGTTTTCCTCGAGCGCCGACCAGACATCCTCATGTGGTTCGACCCCATCTATCGAATCATGGGCGAGCCGGTACCTAAAGAGGACATCATCCACATGCGCCGTTTCACAATGCCAGGAGAACCGTGGGGCATGTCGCCTATCCGTCAAGCAGCAGTCGCCATCGGACTTGGGTTATCGGCAGAAGAATACGGTTACCGTTTCTATAAAGAATCGGCTACCCCGTCTGGAACGCTACAAACCGACCAGGATGTTGACGCCGCTACACTGCAGCTCATTCAACAAAACTGGATTCAATCCCACGGCGGGCGGCGGCTACCTGCAGTTTTGAGTAAAGGTTTTAAATTCGAGCCGATCTCGCTGCGTCCCGACGAATCACAATTCCTTCAGACTAGGCAATTTCAGCGTAGTGAAATTTGTCTTCTTTTTGGTGTGCCACCAATTCTGATTGGGGACACTAAAGAATGTGTCGTGGCGGGAACTTTAGTAACGATGGCAGACGGTACTCGCACCCCGGTTGAGCGGCTGATACCCGGTGACAGGGTGACTGCGTGGGATGGGTCCAAGCTGGTTGCGTCCCGCGTGTCCTGGGTCGGCAGCATTCCAGTAAAGCCTATCGTTAAAGTCACGACAACCCGTGGACGCGAACTTACCTGCACGGCGGATCACCCCATGTTGGCCGCGACCGCACTCCGTACACCCGGTAACCGGCCACTAGATGCCCGCGGCGAGTGGATTCACGCAGGCAACCTTAAGCCTGGTCACTACGTCAGGATTGGCCTCGGGCATCTCGAATCCGAGGTTGGGCATCTAGACCGCAAAGTCGGGTATTTCCTCGGCCAGATGATCGGAGACGGTCATATCCGCATGGACGGTAAGCACTACTCAAGCTGGGCTAACACCGATCCTGACGTAATTGCCGAGATGACAGCTATCACCGAGGGGCTTGGTGGACGCTTGGCCTACCGCGGCAATCGGTCTTACGACATCCTTGGGGCCGGTGCGGGTTCGGTAATCGGCGGAATACTGCGCGAGTCCGGACTAATCGGCACGCACAGCTACGACAAGTTTGTGCCCGATATGGTGATGGCCGGCGGTCCGGACGCGTGGAAAGGATTTTTGACCGGCTACATGGACTCAGACGGTTGCGTTTCTACGACCGCCAAGCATCCTCACGCCCACTGGGGATCGGCAAGCCGTGAACTTCTTGACGGTTGTCAGCACCTCTTGGCTCTTCTGGGGATCAACTCGTCGCTGTACCTTGCAACCAAGGCGGGGCGGCGAAAAATGCCGGATGGCCGAGAATCCGATTGCCGGGATCATTGGCAACTGCGCGTCAAAGGCGGGGCTGAACTTGCCAAGCTGGCTCAGGTACTTTATCCGGCGCATCGAGGAAAGGCCGATCGGCTTAAGTCTCTGGCAGATCCTTGTGCCACTGTGCGTCCGGTTGTATTCGAGTACGACCGCGTAAAGTTTGTTGAGCACCTGGGTGACGGCCAGGCAGTTGGGCTTGAGATTGAAGAAACCCATACCCACGTCACTAATGGCATAATTACGCATAACACCACGGCGTGGGGTACTGGTGTCGAGCAGATTACTCTCGGTGCCGTTACATATACGTTCCGTCCGTGGACTTCGTGTATTGAATCTGTTATTTCATCGTGTTTGCCGCGCGGACAATTCGTCCGTTTTGATTACAATTCTTTGCTGCGTGGAGATATGAATGGTCGTTATGCGGCACTAAAGGAAGCTATTCAGGGTTCGTTCTTGACTCCGAATGAGGCTCGCGCCGGCGAAGAAATGGATCCGTTGGCTAATGGTGATGATTTACTAGCCCCACCTGGCTTTGTTCCCTTGGGCACTACGCCTGCGGGACCGCCTGATTCGGATATTAAGCCCGCGCATTATCCGACTCCGCCAGTTGGTGGGGGAGAAGACGGTTCCGGTAATAGGGCTGCCGATAATGATCCATTTGCGACATACGAAAAAGAAATACGTCTAGCTTCCGTTATCCACGGTAAACATAGTGACATGCTTGACGGTGAGGAGTTGACATGACCATTTCCGGCCGTGAAAACGCGGAGGCTTTGAGATGACTGAATTGCGCAGCGATCGGGCCAACTTGATTGGCGTCGTGGAGCGCCGTGAGGGTGTTGGCCGTTTCGAGTTCCGTGAGGACAAGTCTACCGGACAAATTATTTTGGAAGGCTATGCAGCCACCTTCGAAAAATATGACGTTCATGGAGGTCCAGCGGCCGGCGGCTGGGTGGAGCAGTTGTCGAAGCGGGCCTTCGACACGACCCTCGCCGAGCAGCCCGACGTGCAGCTACTGATCAATCACACTGGTACTCCACTGGCACGCACGAAGAGCGGAACGTTGAAGCTGAGCAGCGACCAGCACGGGTTGCGGGTGTGGGCCTCGTTGGACGCCTCGGACCCGGATGTTAAAGCGTTGATTCCGAAGATGCGCCGCAAGGACATGGACGAGATGAGTTTCGCTTTCCGAGTTCAGGACCAGACCTGGGACACCTCTTATAGTCACCGGATGATTAACTCCCTGACCCTGGAAAAGGGTGATGTGAGTGTTGTTAATTACGGGATGAATCCTGGAACTCGCGCCGTGATCGCGGACGCCGTTGGCGCATTGTCGCAGTTGTCGAATAAGGAACTTGTTGAGCTTCGGAAGTTGGACGTTGACCAGGTGAAGCGTGCGGCGGCGGCGTTGGTTTCGATTTCGGCCGGAGATGTTCCGCAGGGCTTGGGTTCTATTCGTCCGCAACCGATGAAAAGAAAAAATGCGGAAGGAAAATCCGGCGGCGGGGTCATGTACGCGGACCCCGGATATAAGGCGGACGGCAAGAAGCGTT